GTCCTGTTACACAAGCTGGGAATATCGAAGTTGATCTAAAATCACAAATAGTCTTAAAGACTATTACTTTAAATAACTTAAATAATTATGGTTATACATTAGCTTCACCAGCGGGATTAAATAGTAACAAAAGCTTTGTATTACCTTCTACTAGTGGAATATCAGGACAGATACTTTCTACCGACGGACAAGGTAATACTAACTGGGTTGATGATATTGCTGGCGGTACTGTTACTTCTGTCGGTCTAACAAACACTGATAGTAACTTAACTATCACTGGTGGTCCTGTTACTACCTCAGGGAATATTGCAGTTAATTTGAATCCAATACTTAACGGAATAACTTCAGTTAATTTAGCTAATAGCGGTAAAGCTATTAGTTTAAGTGCTCCGTTAGGATTAAGTAACAACCTAACTTTTGTATTACCCGGTACTAACGGAACGGCTGGACAAATACTCTCTACTGATGGAAAGGGTAATACTAGCTGGGTTAATGATATCGCTGGTGGTACTGTTACTTCTGTCGGTCTAACAAACACCGATAGTAACTTAACCATCACTGGTGGTCCTGTTACTACCTCAGGGAATATTGCAGTTAATTTAAAACCGCAATTAGCTATAAAAAGCGTTACTTTAAATAATACTAATAATTATGGTTATACATTAAGCTCTCCTAATGGTCTTGGTAGTAATTTAAATTTTACACTTCCAACTAGCTCAGGAATTAAAGGACAGATACTTTCTACTGACGGACAGGGTAATACTAGCTGGGTTAATGATATTGCTGGCGGTACTGTTACCTCTGTCGGTCTAACCAACACCGACAACAACTTAACCATTACCGGTAGCCCTGTTACTACCTCGGGTAGTATCGCAGTTAATTTAAATAAAAATCTTAATAATATTAATACTTTAAATTTAAGTAATAGTAATAATAAAGCTATTAGTTTAAGTGCTTCATCAGCATTAAGTAGTAACTTAAATTTTGTATTACCTAGCACTATCGGAACATCAGGGCAAGTACTCTCTACGGATGGACAAGGGAATACTAGCTGGGTTAATAACACAGGAGGAGGTGGAACTGTTACTTCTGTAGGCCTAACCAACACTGATAGTAACTTAACTATTACCGGGAGTCCTGTTACTACCTCAGGTAGTATCTCTGTGCAGTTGAGTAAAGAATTAACAATTACTACACTAAATACTAATAATGTGAACGCTAATTCAATTGATTTTAATGTAATTTCGGGTAACTATCTTACTATATCCAAAGCAATACAATTCCCCGGATCTGGTGGTAATAATGTATCCTTTTCAGGACCTACTACGATTCCTTCTTCTGGGACTAATTTTGTTTTACCCAACACTAACGGAACGGCTGGTTATGTATTATCTACCGACGGAAAGGGCAATACTAGTTGGATAACTACAGCTTCTGCTAATAGTTCTTATTTACTTACTCAAGCCGATGCAAGTCTTCCAAAAGCAACAGTATTACCAGTGATAAATTCTAATGACAACTTAGGAATAGGTTCTCAAGCTTTAAATGTTATAGATTCTAAGTCTTCAAATAATACTGCAATTGGTTCTCAAGCATTCTCAAAATTAACGAGTAGTAAGCAAAATAATACTGCATTAGGATACCAGGCTGCTTCTAAACAATCATCGTATCAAAATTGCACTTTCTTAGGAGCTTTAGCTGATGCTAGTGTATCAGGTTTAATAAATGCAACTGCGATAGGTTATAACACCCAGGTTAAAACAAGTAACGCCATAGCTCTTGGCTCAGAAAACAATAATTATCCCGTGGGTATTGGTATCGGTGCACCTAAATATTCATTACACATCGGAAATACTCAGACAGATCTGCAAACATCATGTAGTATTTTAATAACCAATACTCTCTCTACACCACCAGCTCCTTTAGGATATGATGTAGCTTTATTCTCTGCTATAAGCAAGGGGACTAGCCCGGATAATGGAGCTTTATATATGCATTCTGGGGCAGCGTCAAATAAGTCTCAAATATATAAATTAGATAGAACAAATGTTTCTTCACCTCTTAGTGAACCTAAAATTCCCGTTCTAACTGCTGACGAAATCCAGAATCTTCAAGAAATCGCTCTTGGTGCGATCGCTTTCGATAGTACCAATGATACGATCATTATTTACACTGGTTCTGGATGGCAAAATTTAACTCGTAGCCCATATAATCCTCAAAGTGTAAGTGCTGAAATATGAGAAAAAACAAGAAAACTAAAATAAAAATGATTACTTCAGATAATAGTTTTAATGCTATGACTGATAATCTTGTTGCATTTAATGATGAACAGGGAGTTACTTTAAAAAATACAAATATTAGTTCTACAAATGTTGTAACCTCTATAGAAGAAGGGACTGACAGGCGAATTGCTGTATTTGAAGGAAACTCCAAAAACATAAAAGACGGAGGCTTAAGTATAGCTGAAGTTATAGCAAATATTCCTACTACTTATCTTTCTTCAATAGAACAATATATCGTACAAGATAAAGACGTAATGATAATTGCTGCAAATAGTATGCAAATCATTTTACCTCCAGTTGCTTCTAATATAAATCGTCAATTAATTTTGAAATATCAAGAGAATCAAAGTCAAGAAATCACCATCAACGCTGTCGGCCTTGATAGTATAGATGGAACTCAAACAGTAATTCTAAATGGTAGTGGATACTTGCATCTGGTTGCTTCTAATGCCGGTGATAACAGATGGCATGTTATTTCTTCTTCTATTAACGAGGAAAATCCTAATCCGGTCTTTGAAACTATCACTTGTACAGAAAGCCCTTCTTCATTGCAAGATACTACTATTAACGGGTTGCTTACAGCAAATGATATTTCTTGTAATGGTAATGGCATATTTAATTCTATCCATAGCATAGGAAACATTACCAGTAATCAACTTGGATTATCTGGAAATAATAACAGTTATTTAGTTATAGCTGCTAATCCTAATCAAGAACAAAACCTAACATTAACCTATCCAGATACTTTAGGAACATCAGGGCAAGTACTCTCTACGGATGGACAGGGAAATTTAAGCTGGATAAATAACGGAGGAGGTAGTGGAAGCGGCACTGTTACTTCTGTAGGCCTAACCAACACCGACAACAACTTAACCATCACTGGTGGTCCTGTTACACAAGCTGGGAATATTGCTGTGAATTTAAGTGATAATATCACTGCTAAAATCGGAAGTTTTGATTATCTTGAAAGTAACTCAGTAATCGTTCAAGGCCAGGTAATAGCAAATGACTTTATTACTGATGGAGGTTTTGTAGCTGAAGGTACAGTTTCAGCAGGTACTCTAGTATCAAAAGGAGACATTACTGCTGCTAGCGATGTAACTAGTCTGCGTCTAAATTTGAATGTTAATGATACTACTCATTTAACATTAGAGCCAAACATTGCTCAAAAAAATAATTTAACACTGATTTTACCTCCAAATGCAGGAGAAGCTAATCAAGTTCTAAGTACTGACGGTTATGGAAATTTGGCTTGGGTAGATACTAATATTGTAATCAATAATTCTACTACAGGAAAAAGTACCCTAAATGGTACTACTGGAGTCGTTATTAAAACATCAGCAATTACTACAAACTCTATAGTAAGCGTTACCAGAAATGCGGGACTGGGAATCCCGCAAGTTGTAAATAAAACAGGAAATTTAATAGTAGGATCAATTATTAATGAAATATCTTTTACAGTCTACTCAACCACTGAAAACGATACAGATTACTTTGACTGGTTCATTTTAAATCCTAAAATTTTATAAATCAAGGATTTAAGATATTTTTTAACATAATTTTATGAGGTTAATAACATGGCTTTAAGTCAACTCATTACCACCATTGATATAGAATATAATAATATTGGTGTTGGTAATACTGTCGCTAGTGGTAGTTCAAATGCTGTAGCATTAGGTAACGGTCAAAATGTCGGTATCGGTACTGATAATCCACTTGCTGGTTTACATATCGGAAATACCGAAAGTACTCTCCCTGCTCTTTACTTAGCTGATGCTACTGGTAGTACTCTTCCAACTGTTGCTGCAGGTGATGGTATATTTTCTTCCAGGGCTGGTGTACCTACTTTTATTGATAGCAGCAGTTCTAAAACTCTTTTTACTGTTAGCAGTGATAATGTTGGTATTGGTACATTAACCGATGGAACTGTAATAGTACAAGCACCAATAGTTACTACATCTTCAAGAATTTCTTTAACTAGAACTGGAGATATTAACGATGTAACAACTATCGGTACTTTAAACGTTATTCCCGGCAACGGCTCTTTTACAGTTAAGTCAACTGTAGAAACCGACGTCGGTAGTTTTATGTATTTTATTATTAATATTTAATAACAAAGTATATAAAAACAGCTTTCATTACTACTCCATAGGCGTCTAAACTATGGAGTAGTTTTTAGTTTATAACTAATTCAAGAAAATATTAAATAGAAACTTGTACTTTAGTTGATTATGTCAACTACTCCTAGCTAAAGCAAGGAGCTTGTAACTAAAGAGATAATTTATGTTAAACACACAAACTACTACTTGCTACCATTGGCCGATTGACAGCGGCCTTGTCTCGGATATTCCAAGACGCCACAAGATCAGCGTTAGCCTCGAAACTACACTGCTTGCATTTAAAAATTGCTTGTGTTCTTCTGTTAGATTTACTGACATACTGACACATAGGGCAAGTATTAGAAGTATTTGCACGATCAATAAGTTCAACAAGAACACCATTAATTTTAGCTTTATATTCAATAAAGCTTTTCAGTTGATAAAAACCCCAGTTAGCTATTTTAGATCGAGTAGACTTATTGGCCTTAACACTTTCTCTAATTCCTTGAAGGTCTTCAAGTTTAATAGAGTAGTGCAAGCGTTTAGCCTTTTCTACAATAGTTTTACTAATGCAGTGGTTTGTATCTTTTTGAAATCTCTGCTGTTTTTTAGATATAGCCTTGAGTTTTCTTTTAGCAGCTTTAGTGCCTTTCTTTTGAAGGTTTTTACGGCAATTAAGCATTTTCTTGCGGTAAATCTCAACATCTCTACCGCTATAAAAAGTTCCTTCAGAATCTACAGCAATGTTAACGATACCAAGGTCAATACCCAAAGCATCTTTAGTCTCTTGTATTTGTTCTTGTTCAACATCACAAGGACAAGCTATATAAAATTGCTTCTTGATATACAGCAAATCAACTTCACCAGACTGAGTTTTAAGAAGTTGTCTTTGATACTCTCCACACTGGAAAGGTATTTTTTCTCTACCAGTAAGGGTAGTAATGGAGACGAAATCATTCTTTATAAACCTAAAAATACGACTATCAAAAGGTTGAGCAGAATGTTGTCTGAACTTAATTTGAACCTTTTTAGAAAGTGTATAGCTATCTGCGACTTTAGCTATACACCTTACCGCCATTTGAGCAGAGAGATTAAACTTTTCTCTAATTACGTAATAAACCGCTTTATGCAGTTTAAATTGTGTAAAAATCTTATTTGTAAAACCAAACTCAGAAACATAATTACAGGCGTTATTGCAAGCAATAAGATTATCAAGCAATTTTTGATGTTGTTCTTTATTACATTGCAACTTGATATTAGCTGTAAGTTTCATTCACTTTGTAGCCTAAAATTTTCCTGTGTAGAATATATGGATTATTTCTTAACAACAGTCAAGCGTTTCCTCTCCGTCATAAATAACGGAGTATCCACGCTAAAGAGGTTTAGATGAATTATGATACTCTTACAGCACAGATAATAGCTTATGCCAATAGAGGAGGTAGCATTGAATTTGCTGCTGCCATTCCCTATTTTATTGAGATGGGACAGCAGAAAATCTGGAAAGAGCTAAATACCACAGGTTTTCAAAAAACTACACAGCTTAAAAAGTTTCAGGTAAATAATGCCACTATTGAAAAACCTGCTGATTGGCAGGAAACTATCTCAATAATTTATGGTTCAGCAGATAACTTTTTTATAAATAACGTTGTCCTATTTCCTAGAAGCTATGAGTTCTGTATAAATTACTGGCCAAATGTTAATTTAAGCGACGCGGCTAATCCTCCCCTCTTTTACTCAGATTATCAACCGGGACAAGAAAACGTAAGTCCTTATAAATATTATTTGATCGTTCCAACCCCGGATAAAGAATATAATTACCAAATAACTTACATAGGAAGACCTAATTTAATTACAAATGAGAATCAAACAAACATACTAACAGACTATTACCCTGATCTTCTATTTTATGCCGCCTTTTTAGAGGCTCTTATTTATTTAAAAGATGATCAGAGGATGCCTGTTTATACAAAATTATATCAGGAAAGCTTAACGTCTGCTAATAATTTGACCAAAGATCGTTACATTGATCGTAGCGTAAAAAGAGATGTAGGGTAATTTAATTAAAAATAAGAGACAAATATCATGAAGAATAAACCAATCAACTTAAATCCTGACTATAAGTTTAGTTTTAACAATTTATTGAGCAATCAAGATAGTGAGTTTAAAGGTAATACTGAGAATTACAGATCTGGTTTAGGATCTTCTTTTTCAAATTTTTTACCAACATCCGAAATTGTAGATGAAAAAGAAAAATTAGTTATAGGTTACAAACCATCTCAAGATAGGTTGTGGAACGACAATATGGCAACTTATAAAAATATTCCCACTAATACTTATGAAGAAAAAATAAGTGCTGTGTTAACTCCTCGTAGTTTTGAAAATTATAAAAATTTAAAAGATTATTGGAAATTATTACGATTGGAAAAAGTAGGAAAAATACCACAAGAAGAAGTAAAAGAAGAATTTAGTTTTGAAGAAAAAAAAATAATTTATGAGTTTGTAGGAGAATTTTTGTCTTCTTACTTTCATGCTGGTCAATACGGATGGGAGGATAGATTAAAGTTAAAGGAGAGTTGGGGTTCTAAATTCAAAGAAAAGTTTGAGGTATTTAAAAGATTAAATATTGAGCTTCCAAAAGGCTTTGGTTCACTTGAAATAGAGAATGAATTTTCAGAAAAACTATATTCTCAAGTTGCCGAAAAACTTAATATTACATACAAACAATTGTGTCAAATTGCAACTCTAGAATCACTAGAAACAATACAAAGAAAAATCAATAATTCTCTTGTTATTTTTGATAAAATTAAAATTTCTATTGATGAAAGAAATGAAGTTTTTAAATTTAAAGTAATAGATGAATTTCAGCACATTATAGAGATTAAAGATATTATTAATAATAAAGTAAAAACATTTCATATACAGTTACCACAAGAACTTTTTGAAAAGTTATTATATGAAAATATTAACGTTGGCACTGAGATACACCTTTCTACAACTAATGAATTAGTACTTATAAAACATATCAATGATACTCCTATTTATAAAGTATATGAAAATGGATTGTATCTAAATATAGATAGAGAAGCTCTTTCTTTAGCTGATTTAATTACTCATGATCAATCTACACAGGTAACTCCACAGGAAATTGATATGATACTAACTGGTGAGGTAAGTGAATTATTTTATTGATTTGAGCATTAATTCAAAATTAAAAATATTATGACTACGCAAAAACAAATCTTTCCTATTATCTATAAACCGGGAATACTACGTGATGGTTCATCTTTTCAAGGAAGTTACTGCACGCGGGGGCAATGGGTAAGGTTTTTTAGAGGTCAACCTCAGAATATCGGTGGAATGAAAAATTATGTACTAAACATAAGCAGTGTACCTAAACTACTACTACCTACTTCTACTCCAAACGCTTGTTTAGTATACTATGATGATGCGGGTGATAAACATCTTTTATTAGGAGGTCATTTTTTTACTGAAAATGGTGAGAATAGCGAATTTAGCGTAATAGATGCTACTTATAGTAAAAATTCTCAAACCAACACTTATTTTAAGAAATTCACTAATCCTACCAATACCTTGACACAATTTGTTGTAGTCATAAGCATTATTAATAATGTTAAAACAGAGCTAATATTGTGTTTAGGTATGAAAAACTACCTGGATATCAATAGTAACGAAGCTGTTTCTACTATCTTGGCAAAGAAAGATACCGGTGAGTTCTGGACAGTAAAATTTAAAGCAGATCCGGTTAAAAACCAAAATGAAGAATTTAAACAACCTATACCTACAGAAGATAATTTTATTTTTAAAGAAGCAACGGGAGGAATACTTTACGTGGGAAGTAGATTATTTTATTACGGCAATAATGGGCTTGTTAGGTGGTCTTCAGCATCACAAGAAAAATTAAATAAAAAAACAAACATAACCTGCCCATTCCTGTTTTTTGAAGATAAATATTCCATCAATATTAGCACCGATAAAGTAATTTACGGCGCAGAGTGGAGAGGAGGGGTAAACTCGCCGACTATAATCTTCTGGACACTCAGCTCCGTTGTTCTTATTAGCAATACTACAGGTAGCGATAATCAGATTATTGATGATCCTGATGACCTTTCTTTTAGCAAAAAGGTATTATCAAGGGATAGCTCCATTTTATCTTCAAATAGCGTAGTTGAATATGACGGAATATTCTATTGGCCTGGAACACAAAGATTTTTTGTATTCAACGGCGTAGTTCTTCCGCTTGAAAACAATCTTAATCGTCAGACTTTTTTTGATACTATTGATATGAGTAAGCGCCAAAAGGTCTTTGGCGTCAAAAACGTAAGCAGAGATGAAATATGGTGGTTCTACCCTGAAAAGGAGAAAGATGCTAATGTTGGATGCACCAGAGCCGTTATTTACAATGTTGTAGATAATACCTGGTATGATACGGATATAGAAAGGGCAGCGGGTTATTTTGATAATACTGGCGGTAACATGTATACTGTAGGAAAAAACCTGAGTCCTTACGAAGATGATAATAACAGTTATGTCTGGGAACATGAAGTCGGAAACGATCAGGTCAATCTTTATAAAGCACCAGACCAGCAAACTAAAGCTATTCCTTCCTTCTTTACCACGCCGATAATTTCTTATGCTACCTTTAACCCACAAAAACAGGTGGCAGGAATTGATTACAACATAGGTATAGAGAGAATAGAGCCTAATATTGTCGGAACAAAAAAAATAAAGATGACTGTTAGTATCAATACGTATGAATATCCTGCAAGCACTCCTGTAACAGCTACTTATAACCTGACTGAGGATGGAGAAGTAGAGAATATTATTAGACCTGCTATTAATGAACGCAAACAAGGAAGAAACATTAATTTTACTTTCAAATCAGAAGGTATAGGTTCTGGTTACCAGATGGGAACTACCTTTGTTTTAGCTGAAATAGATGATGGTAGGGTATGATTAGCGTATACCCCAAATATATTAGCATTAAATACTGGGCAGCTACTGTTTGCGATGATTATTCGGATTTTCCTCTTCCTGTGCTTCATGATGAAACAAAATGGGCAGCGTGGGCACAAAACTTAGTTGGTATTGAGCCGTTTGCAAGTAGAGGAGTACCAAGTCCTTACAAGGATGCACGTAAAAAGGACGGAGAACTTGCTTTTAAAAGCTGGGAAGAATGGGCAAAAAAAGCCTACTTGGTTATGATATCTGATCCAGAATAAACTACGATTTTTTAAGTCTACAGTTATTTCGTGCTATAATAAAAAAGAAAAAAGTGAGCACATCAATAATTATAGCTCTAGACCTTGGTACTACTACCGGCTGGGCTATTAGAGAGGCAGCAGGCAACATAACTTCCGGAACTGCCAGTTTTAAAACTGGGAGGTTTGAAGGTGGCGGTATGTCATTTTTACGTTTTAAACGATGGCTTACCGATTTAAAGGCGACTGTAGGATTAATTGATGCGATCTATTTTGAGGAAGTAAGAGCCCATAAGGGAGTAGACGCTGCCCATAAATATGGCGGATTTCTTGCCCATCTTACCGCCTGGTGTGAACATCACCAGATACCATACCAAGGCATACCTGTTGGAACAATTAAGAAACATATTACTGGTAAAGGTAATAGCTCTAAAGAGTCCGTAATAACAGCTGTTAGAAACAAGGGGTTTTCTCCAGCTGATGATAACGAGGCCGATAGTCTTGCTCTGCTTGATTTTGTACTAAATAATAAAAATAAGGAAATAAATTATGCGTAAATTTAAAATACTTGCTGGTCTTACATTAATAATAATTAGTTTATTAATCGCTTGTGACGACTTTTTCTCACCTACTATTGAGATATTTAATGAGATAACTACACCAACAAACGTAGAGCAACAGCAGAAAAAAGAGCAACAAAATAACACTGTACAGCAAAATTAATTTGAATAATCACGACTGCCTATTTTCTAGGCAGTCACTAAAACCTTGAAAAACTAACCCCTGCAAGCATAATACACAAAGTTATTAAGGTTTTTTGTGGATTATTTTAGTCTAAATGTCTGATATCAATAGCATATACCTTTTCGCCTTTAGTAGCTGGTGTATATTCAACTTTCTGATTCTTTTTAATTTCTTCTATACCAGATTTTATAAGATTGTTCTGATGAAAGAAGACATCTTTTGAGCCATCATCAGGTTTAATAAAACCATACTTGCTTTCGGTAGAATAAAATTTAACAACTCCTCTTTTCATGAATATAATTTCATTAGTTAAATATCCAACCCAAAATATCAGATTTAACGTGTACTTAAAAGCATTTTTGGTTATTCCGGTAGGTTATTCATCTCCTGCAAATTTTTATTTAAAGCTATAGCTGGGTATCCGGTAATTTCTTTAATACGATGATTTAAAGCAGTAGTAGTTGCAAGGTTATTAGGATTTTCTGCTAATTTTAAGGCTAAATCCAAAAACTTTTTATCGGTTAATAATTTTGTTGTACCATAAGCTCCCCCAAGAAGACTGGATGTGGTAATAGGATCATAAAACAATCCAAAAATTGCCGCGCTAATCGCGCCAGTAGTAGCCGTCCCTGATGGATTAGGAATATTTTTACTCTTTATAGCCATAGCTTTAGCTACAGTGCCTAGTTTCTGTATTTTTTTAAAAACCTCAGGCGTAAGCTGTTTTTTAATAGATACACTATTTTTAGGATCGTTTATTGCTTTAGCAAGAGCGTTATAAGATAGACTATCAGTAGCGTAATTCGTAGCTTTATGGCCGAGTATATTTTCTAGTTTTTCTCTTCTAGCTACATCTCCGTATAATTTATCAGCTTCCTTAAAAGCATCATACCACTCTGGGTTACTCTTGCCGTACTGCTCAATATCCTGTGAAATCGCTTTTTGTATTTTCTTAAGCTGATTTTTAACTCCTGCGTCTGTATCCCATTTTATGATCGAATTCAGGCTTTTTTTAGTACCGACGAGTTTATTAACGTCATACTCTTGTAGCGGTAACTTTATAGGACTACCATATTGATTTAGTACTGTTGAAAATGGTTCTATTTCATTTTTCATAGTTTCAAGCGACTGCAGGAGGCTTTTTTCATCAGGGGAAAGAATAGCCGTATCTATTTTAATATTATCAATTGCTTCTTTAAAGTTAGTAGGTAATGTTTTAGCATCTGCCGGTAATGAAGTCTTTACTTTATCGTATAAACCGGCAATATGACCTTCTATTTCCGGAGTTCTCGCGGGACCGATTTCATCAAAAATATCACTTAACACTTTTTGTGTCTGTTCTTCGGCAAGTGCATATTTATTTTTTAACTTGTCACCGAAAATAGGAGCTTTCCCCACGTACTGATCGGCTAAAGCGGTTAATTTGGAGTCGGTAACTGCTGCAGCAGGTAAATCTATACCTAAATCTCTTGCCGCCCCTGCTGCTTCAATATTCATACTCTTAGGCGTTAACCCCATAAGTTTCATTGGTATTTTTGCGAGCGTCTGGCGAGGTTTCGTAAAGTTATTTAACAGGTTTTTACTTCCAGCAATAGCAAATGGAGCAGCAAAGCTCGCAGCTAGGTCAGCAGCAAGTGGATTAACACCTGCTTCCTGCATTACTCCTGATCCACCGCCAATAGCACTTCCTGTTCCTACATCTTTGGCAAATTTGGATAATAAAGATTTACCACCCCCTCTAGCTGCTATTCCAGCAGCATTTAACGAAGCGCCGGTTGGAAGAGGCATACTTGCTGTAGCTCCTCCAAATTCTCCTGCTTTATATAGAATATTTCCTAAACTATCATTCTCCTTAGGTTTCATAGAATCTAAAGATTCGAGGGCTTTATTTGTAGTATCAGACATTACTTGTGCCGACTGCGGCAGGATTGGAGCAACAACTCCGGGTGCTACCTCCATAACACCTGCCCCGAATTGATCAGCTCCCTCCGCTAACCCGCTTCTCATAAAACCTGCTAATGCTCCCTTGCCGAATTGACTAACCCTATCAAGAAAAGATGGTGAAGGTTCTTTTTCTACAGCTTTAGGACTCCGGTATTTATCAAACTTACTACCGGTTCTATATTTATCAAATTTACTCATCTACCACCTGCAGGCCATCAATATTTATAGCTTCCTCTACCCTGTTTCTTGGGACGTAATCTTTTTCGCCAGTTTCCGGATCAACCATCAAAACCCTATCACCATTGTTACTATTCTTAACTCCTTCATCAGCAGGAGATGTATTTTCTGCTTGTGTTTTTTGCATCAACATTTTTCTCATGGTATCAATGGCTGCTAAATTTGCTTCTATTCCTTTGTCAGGATGTATGTCTGGAACATGTAGAAATTCTGGTGTACTCTGATAACCCATAGCCTTAAATAATTTTCCTTTTAGTAACTCACCTGCAACTAAAATTCTCATTTGGTCAGGGGTATATTCCTGATTACTGAATTTTGGCCTGAATTTTTTTGCCCAAAGCGATCTTTCTCCTTCGGAACCTAAGTCTTGAACTAGCTTCTCTGCTGTCTGTGACATGTGCTCAAACTCTTTTTCTTTTTCTATCTTTTCTCGTTCTCCTTTACTTAATTTAAAATTATTTAATAAACTTTTCTCTTCTCTTTTATCTCTCCTGAAATTATCCAGTAAATTATGATGTCTTTTAGTTTCTTCCAGCTGCCTCTCTTGGAATTTACGATTCCAGGCTTTATCTTCTCGAGTGTCTGCTAAAGCCTGCTCTGCCCTTTGATGTTGCAGAATTTGATTAGCCAAACGCTCATTTTCGGCAATTGCAGCATCCTCGCTAGTATTATAAGCCGAGAGCGCTGGATTCATCGCCCTCCCTATAACTCCTAAATTGTTTTTAAATCCACGTTGCACAGGCTCGTTTGCTAAACCATTACCAAGAGCAAGTAACGCATTATTTATCGCTCTATGCTGCTGATCCCGATTCATCCCTAAGTTGCTTCGGGTGCTGCTAACTGCTTTTGCTATTCCCTCATCAAAAGGATTTCTTCTCTCCGGAAGCCCCTGTACCTGATTTAATATTTCTTCTTCCATAATCATAATCGATATTACATTGATAAAAACAAACTAAAGTTTAACTATTTAATTACCCTTTTAATTGCATCATATCCTGATAGTATTTATTATATTGATCCAAATAATAATCACTTCTTTTTGCTTCTTCTAAATATTTAGGTAGGTTCTGATATAAGTTTTTAATTATTCTAACATTATCAGGAGTTTGTTGTTCTCTATCCGGGATATTCAAACCATCTCTAAAAAACGTATAAAAATCACGGCTCGGATTAGACTTGTACCATGAAAAAGCATTAACGCCATTGACATTAGAACTATTATATAAATTATCTCTTTTTGCTGCCGCTTTTATATGTTGTTTCTTTCTTTGAAGATATAATTTGTTGAGTTCTTCTGCTTTTTTACCTTCTGCTATTTTTTTTAAAGCTCTTTGCCTTTCCTCTTCCTGACGTCTAGTCTCTTCTTCTCTCTTTTTTTGCAACTTGGTATTTTCAAAATCAGCATAATTCTTAATGCTACCCATATCCTGATTTAGGTTACTCTCAAGTTCCGTCTCACTATGACTTACCGGTACAGTTTGCGCATATTGTGCTAAAGCATGAATATTTGGCCTTAAAGACGGCGTATAAACAGAGGGGGTACTACTGACACCCGGATTAGCAAAAATACTACTGATTTCTGGGCTTACGTTATATTTTACAATATCGCTTCCTGCCCCCTGCGGCCATTCCTGATTTCTCTCTTCTTCAAATCGCTCCCGCCTCTGATTTAACTCATCTTGGGCATTTAGCCATTTGTCTACTCCGAGCTGGTTCATTCCGCTAATCTTACCAAGTACGTCCTGATATTCAGATAATCCTTGCTGACCTAAACTATTTAACCGGTTTAAATCATTCATGTCACTTTTATTTAAACCGCTCATTCTTCCCCGAAGTACATCCTGGAGTAAGTTGTTTCTATTGCCAAAACGGCTTTTAGCGATTCTATTAATAGCATCCTCGGTTTGTGATAAATGTGATTGTGATCCATAAGTACCTTTTCGTTCATGATCCATACTGATTCTTGCTTTCTCTGACTTAATAAGACTTTTTGTATCGCCGTCTTGCTTGTTTACTTGTGGATCATAAATTGTAGGTAAATCGTTAATACTGCGTGTTCCGACATTCTCTCGCCCCATTAACGAGCCATAAAGCTTATCTCTTTCTTCCCTTGAGGAATCATTATAATCATGACTTAAATCCCCTAGCAGGCGATGTGATACCGCTAAATCTTCCGGCACATTAGCTAGTTGCTGACCATTGTAAGTAGGAGTCGGGCTATTATAAAGATTTAGTCCCTTCTCAAGTACCTTAACCGCTGCAGCCTCACCATAAGGCCCCATGTTATCAGGATTACCACCGCTATTTACTATATTGTACAAAGCCTTCATCTTTTGTTTTGGGGCGTTTAATTCTTCATAAAACCTATTCTTATCTGCCGAATTTGCTAGATGTGAATATATATGTTGCTGATTGCCAAATTGTCCCAGCATATTAGTAAGTCCCGCTCTCTTTGCTTTTTCTGCGTTACCAAGTGCATTTAAACTATTTCCAAGTCCCTGATTGAACTCAGACTCGTAGCTTTTAGCATCGTTACTTAAGGCATCTATACCAACACGGGATAAATCAAGCCCCTTATTTAGGTTCTTATCAAATTTATTATAAAAACCGGTTTGTCTACTACCAGTTCTATCTCCAAACTGTTTTCCCATCATCCTCCATCCGGTATTACCCACCCCTCTTTGACCTGATGAGAGTATATCTAGTAAAGAGGTCTTTTGTCCCTCATTAAAACCTTGCGGAGTTCTATTAAAAACGCTGCTTGCCTCTTGCGAATAAGGAGCAGGGCTATTGCTAAACTGATCTTCCAGCGTTCGTTTCTTCTGTGTTAAAGAAGACATCGGAACGCTGGTCTTTCCTCTATATACAGGTGTGGAATTGCCTACCATTCGTCCTACATCACGATTGATAATGGCAAGTGCCTGCTCTCTTAGGTCATTTAAGTTTTTCATGCTAACCCATCAAATAACTCTGTAGAGATTTTGCCCGAGGCGGTAATGTAATTTTACCTCCTCTCTTATGCTCTCTAATGTTACGTCTAAAATTATCAAGCTTGCGTGCCCCAGCAGCATTGTTACCATCCCCTAAATCAGCAACAGTCGCTGCATCTATTACATATTCACCATCGCTAAGCTTTGCATCAATTAAATCGTCCTGACCGCCACTATCCCCGCTTAAATAATGTAGGGGGCTTGCAGGATAACGAACTTCTTCTACCAGATAATCATAAGGACTACGCATCAGGCCACCGCTTTTCATCCTAACTGGCCTACCTTCATCATCCTCATACTCAAGCCAGCGTCCAGTCCTTGCAAACTCTTCTGGTGATACAACTCGCCTCCGAGTAGAACCCATGTTCTTTATATCTTCTTCTAACTGCTTGTTTTTATGCTTTTTTTGTAAATCGGCACGTGCGGTTTCCAGAGCTTCATCAGCTTCAACTTCAGCAATCGTCTTACGACTTGCGTTTCGATACCTTCGCTCTTCTGCTGCTATTTTCTCTGGACTCTTTGGTTTTTCTCTACCTAAATATTGAGCGGCAGTAGTACCAAGCGTTAGTAAATTCCCTGGTTGTGTTAGATAGTCTTGTAATTTATCGGTAAAACCCATATTGTCTTGTTTTTTCTGTCTATCAAGCATGTAATTATAATAGTTCTCTGCATAATCCCCGCTACTGACACCTAAACCTTGACCTCTTCCTGTACCCATACCAGAAGAAAGCGCAGTTGCAGCACTAAGTCCACCATTTACATAAGGATTACTTCCTCCAAGCCCAAATAATCCGCTACTACTACCTGAACCACCAAGACCTAAGGCAGGCAATATTGCATTAGTAGTACCATAATTACTAAGGCTAGAACCAAGAGCTGTAGCCCCTAACTTACTTGCTCCCCATCCAAGCCCTGATGCCATAGATGGAAGAGCTGCACCCATACCTGCTCCTTTTAAAGCTCCGCCGAGTGCACTCTTGCCTCTTATTGCATTTTGAGCTCCTTGACCAATAGCCCCTCCTATAATACCACCTGCGCCTGGTAAAATCATGTTACCAAGTAAAGCTCCTGCTCCACCTCCTATTACACTTCTTATTGCTTTCCATGGTTTTTTCCAAAAACTGTACTCACGAAGCCCCGTTTCAGGATTTATCGTACCACTTCCACCTAAACTTTTTAATATGTGAGCTTCAATAGGATTAATATGGGCAAGCTCGGTATCGCCGTTTCTTCCGTGTCTTCGAATCAGATCGGCAAGCTTCGGTAAGTCCTCATCACCGACAGAGCCTCCTCTTTTAAATGCAGATTGTATTGGCTTATTATTCGTCATTCCATGAGCTTTCTCATAAAAATAACCTGGACCATCGTTAAATTGAGAATTTTTAAAAATATTTTCAACAAACCTTTCTACTTGATTTTTTTCTGTTTCATTCAAATTTAAACTATTACCAATCTCAGTAAATTTATTTATCAACGTTGGTTCGTCTAACTTGCCATTATTTGCATTAAGTACCTCATTAATGACCATTTGCGACAATTCTTTAGCTTTATTTACTATATCGCCTCTAACAGGTTCTTCTTCGCCAATAACATCTAATAAGCGTGGGAAGTTAGAATTTCCTCTTTCTACCGCTCCTCCTTCTCTGAAAGAATATTGTTGCCCATCAGTATCGTAAGCATTCCCATAAGACATATAAGGATCATCATAACCTCCAGTCTCGTCATAGCCAGATTCAGGCATTTGGTCAGTTAAATACTCAGAAAGCCTTAATGGTTCTGGGTAATTATAAGTGTTTAAATATGGATCGTAACTGCTATTACCGCTTACGTATCCTCCGTCGGCAAAAAGCCTTGACTGTTTAAATTCTTCGTTAGTATGGCTTTTTATAGGTTGAAAATTACTATCATATCTTTGAGGAGCAGGTATTGGAGGATTTCTACTAAATCCTTCTTGTTCTAAAGTTTTATAAAGATTCTGTGCTTCTTGAAAATTCTTTAATTGATTAGCATTTAATCTCGTATCTCTAGGTATATTGCTCATAGTATCGTTATATCTATTTACTCGTTGAAGACTATTGCCATCAAGCATTCCCCTAGACGCGAACAATTTATTTAAATCAATATTAATATTGCCTTGAAATGGATTTTTACTGGGTTCTGACTGGTAACTGGAAAGTGTCTCCCGGTTTGGATTATCAGAATCAAATAAAACTTCTTTTTCTCGATAAGGTAGTGCGAAACTATCTTGCATAGCACTCATGTCATGCAAGTAATGTGGTGGTATATTATCAAAAGTTCCAATAACAGGTGATCTATGCAAAACATCATGCCTAAGGTTTGTATCTCCCTCAGGACTAAAGGTAGTATCTATAAAATCACGTAAATTTTTAGTTGTCGATATATAAGGACTATAATACTGTGTTCCCTCTACATCTATAACTTTTTTATTAGAACCTGTATGTGCATTAGTAAAAAAGCCTTTTACTCTAGAAGGTAAGTTATATTGACCTTTTTCTTCAGCTAAAGATTGTAGACCTTTAGAAGTTCCATCGTAAAATCTAACAACTGATGATGGCTGTAGTTGTATTTTTTGCAAACTATTAGAAATACGTTGTAATTTATCATTTTTAAAATCCTTTATTGTACTTTCTCCATTAAAACCTTCTAAATTTAAGTAAAGCTGCGGATCAAGATTACCTAATATTCCTTGATTAATAGAAGGAGTAGAAGAATTCCCTGATTTAAACGTTCTTGGTTTGAATCCAAACATAATTGTTACCCCAACTTGTTTTATTGTTCGTTGTAATCATTGCCTAACATAGAAACATCAGTATTAATTATATCATATGTTTTTGTAATACAATCATGACAAATAGATACTTCTGTTAAAGATTCATAATCTACAGGAATATTAGATATTATATTTAAAGTGTTCGTAGCCTCTAATATATTATTTAAAAAACTTTCTATTGAAAGAATGAAACGATTTTCTCCTTGCACTAAAATATCTTCTGGAACAGTTTCCTTTATTTTATTTACGCATTTAACTATATTATTATAACTTTCTCTTAACTGCATACACTCTGTGTTATAATCTCTTTCTAAATCACTAGGTGTGATATATTGCCTCATACCAAATACTAAATTCCAAGCTACATTACAAAAATTATAGTCTGGGTATAAAGCTCCATCTTTTATTGCTTTATCCATAAAAATATTAAAAAAGTCTTGATAAGAACAAACTTGACGGTTATCTTCTCGATTTAGTTCTTCTGAATTTTTCATTTTTCCTCCTAAATTTAAGTGTTAAATATAGCGTATAAAAGGAGTAGCCTTCTTCCAAAGGCTTTCACCTTATTATAGCACAAATGTTCTGTATTTTAGATTTTTTGATAGTAGATTAAACGGATAGAGTTTGTTCTTTCAAAAAAGCAACTTCTTTCTCAGTAACAATGCTTCTTACATTACCTTCTAAGTCCATTCTTTCTGCTCCAACTATGAGTGCTTGTTTATACTGGTCTTTCTTGCAGTACCTATTAAAAAATTGTTGTAGCTGTCCTCTTGTAATCTCAAGCGCTTGGCACTCCCCTCTTACATCCTTTAAAATACCGATGGCTAAAGGTTTTGGCGGTTTACTAAAACATTTCGGGTATTTTTCTTGCATATGTCTTAGTACCTTAATATAAAGCTCAAAGGATAACATCTGTTTTCTTGGTGGTTCTATCCTTTCTTTCTTAGTCGGATTAACTCCTACCTTATTTTGTAATTTTTTGTCCTTAGCAGGTTTTTCTTTAGTCATTAAGAATTATTTTTTATTTGTATTTTTGTTTTCTATTTCTACCTTTTTATCAGAAAAAGAAGATATCTCACTCCTAATCATATGCGGTGTAATGTACATATAAGCTGTACACAAAGCAATTACCAAACTTATTCCTAAACTAAGTACTAAAAATTTGGTTGGATAATGCTTTAATTCTTCTTTTTGATCTACTTTGCTTACAAAACGTTCTAAAAAAAGCTCACGAGTATCACTTAATTCTTTTTTTATATTATCTACGTCCCTTTTTGCTTCGTTAAATAATTGTTCGTATTTAGCCATTTAATCCTTCCTTACTCTTGCTTGATCTAAAGACTGAAAAAAATCAGAAGCTTTTATATCTGAAATTGGATAACGCAAACCAAAAGCATCATTAGGAAATAAAATTCTTACTTGCATTCTATCCGCATCCAATAATTTTCTTTCTATATTAACTATAGAATCCAGAATAAAACTAGAAGATTGAATTGCACTTTTTATTCCGATATCCATCTTTATTAATCTAACATTCGTAAGAATGTAAATAACAATACCTTCTTCATCATTGCTCAAATTAGCATTAATAATTAAATAATCTGTGGGACTATCTCCATTGATAGTAAGTTTGATAAAATTAAATAATTTCTCTCTTTGACTGGATAATTCATTACATTTATCAAAAATCTCATCTAATATTTTTCTTATATACTCTTCTTTATTTTGCATAGCTTATCCCTTTAAATTATTTATTTAAGCCGCTTCCTCTATGCTTTGCGAATAATTATATTGCTTATTAATATACTCTATACAAGCCAGTTGCCTTTCTTCCCCTAAATCAGCAATACTCTCTACTCCTGCTTTACTGCACCACTTGTTTGTTATCTCGCTTGATACATTATACAATTTTATAAGTTCTATCAACTCTAAAAGTGTTTCGCTTGGCTCTAGGTTTTTGACCTCTTCTTCCTGATGAGATAATACAGAATCAAGCTTGCTACTTATGCTTTGAGATTTTGGCGTAATATTTTTAACTTCTATTTCAAGCTCATTAAAATGCTTGCCTTCCATTTCCTCAGCTGTCGGATGCTGACTTACTATCTCAGGAAAAGCCTTACGCAAGGCTTGTGCCTCAGCACATTTAGCTAGCTGTCCATATGGTCTTTTTTGCCACATAGTATTAGGTGTAGATGTATCTTTTTTAGCAGCATAATTTTCTAACCAGTATTCTTTCGCAGTAAATTCAACAATAGTATTATTTACCAGCTTTTTAACTGTTACCTTACACCATTTTGGATAAGTAATCTCAGCACCCCCTAAATTACATGTTACATCTTCGCCAAATTCAGGCTCGCTTACACCCGCATATTGATTACTACGTGCTGCCTGTATTCTATATAAACCGACACCCGCCATAACCACGTCTTTGTACTCGTATTTGCCTGTAACGGCATTTTTTACACTCATTGGGACAATATGTACAGGCTTTTGCATCGGGTCTAATTTTGCCGCCTTGCAATAATCAAGAACCATTTTTATACTTTCGTCTCTTGCACCGGTATATAAGCTGTTTTTTAGTGCTGACCATATATGCTGATCAATTTCATTAGTAGTATTTATTGCTGTTATGTTACTCATTTTCTTTAATCTCCTCCTCTTCTATTTTCTTGCTAAATTTTCTATACAAATTAAACACTTCTTTTATGGCTTCTATTATATTCATCTAAACCTCTTTAGCGTGGATACTCCGTTATTTATGACGGAGAGGAAACGCTTGACTGTTGTTAAATAATCAGTAATAATTTCGTCGAATCTTGGAATATCCGAGACAAGGCCGCTGTCAATCGGCCAATGGTAGCATCGAATAGTTTGTGTTCTTAACATAAATTATCTCTTTAGTTACAAGCTTCCTGCTTTAGCAGGGAGTAGTTGACACTCGCTGATCCTTGCTTTATTAGTATGTAAAGCCTCAGCTATTAGAGGAATTGTCATGCCCGCCTCTTGCCTTAATCTTCTAAGTTCTTCTGCTTCTTCTTTAGTTGGTACTGGATATTTTCTCATTTTACTAAAAACATTCTCGATTGCTTAGCATGACTAATATACTTCAAATACAGCTCTTTTGCCTCATCTTTGAACTTTTTTACATCAAAAAACGACTTTGGAGCTGTATTTTTCCATGTAGCTATTACGTTCCCCTGATTATCAATTAGCACGTCATAATCTCTCATAAATTCCTGTATATCAGTCTTTAATTTCTCAATGGTATCGGCTATCTTGCTTTCTTCTGCTCTTAAGGCTTTAAGTTGTTCCCATTTTTCCAAAATGTTACTTTCCGCTACTATTTCGCAATTATGCGACTGTGGGAATAAGTTAAACGTATCCTGAGTATTAACACATTTAGGCGGTATCCTTTTTTCTATATGGTTATGCCAGAAATTACAGGCTATTTTAATTAGCTTTTCCTCTAACTCCTTATTTCGCTCATACGTATAAATTCTAAAATCCTGTCCGCCGATGAGTACTGCTATATCAACTTTAGGAACATCACATATACTTGCGTAATATGCTACTTGTATCAGATATGACTCAGGGATTTGGTCAGTGCCTGAGTCTCCCCATTGTTTCATCTTATAAAAATGAGAGGTTTTACATTCTAATATATATTCTCTATTACCAACCCATCTATCAATATTACAAGCAATAAATTCATATTTAGGATGCTTAATTAATGCAGGTTGTGTTTTGATTATTACCTTACGTTCCTCTGCATATCTTTCTGCTATAATTTCTTCTTGTTTCGTCCCCCAGTAAGCAGCTTCATAATTTGGGTCATCTTTTGTTAATTCCACAATAGCAGGATTTACTTTAGAAAAGTATACATCAAGAGCAGTCTTACCAAAACTAGATACCCCGCAAATTGATGCTAACTCAGAGCCACCCAAATAGTTCTTACGTTCTCTTAGCCATTCTTGCCTGTTTTCCATACTAATAACCTTATTTATTTATATTATTATTTACTGGTTACTGTATATTGGTATTCCATTATTCCTATAAATAATTTTTTATAGAATTAATGTTCTCAATAGCTTCTTCAAATCCTTCTATTTTACTTCTAAAATATTCTGAAAAATCTCCGTCAAATAATTGAATCGTTAACTCACAAAAAGATTTTGGCACTACCACCCATTTATCATCGGTTTTGGACTTAAGCCACATTGACAAACTATGCGTTGATATCTCACTATCCATATTCCATAATAAATTTGATATTTCTTCACGAGGAATAAACCGATCTTTTATAGCCATATTAAACCTCTATTCCTCTTGATTGTGAATAATAAGAGCGTAACTCTTGATCGGCCATGTAAGCATTATGCTCAGCTTCTTCTATTGCCTGTTCTAAAGCCACAAGGTCATATTCGCTACTATCCCAATCTACACAATAATCATTTGCCTTACCAAGTAAATACTCGTATTTATCAATATCAACCATTAATTGGTAGTAATTCTCACCATAACTTTTATAGGGAATGTTATAAAACATAGCTCTCTCAATCTGCTCCTCTATAAAGGCTTCCCTAGCTCTTTCACCTATTCTAGCAAATGTTTCTTTGCTAGATGCTGATAATTCTACAGATTCACTTCTAGCCTCATGAAACTTAGGAGCTTCGGTTATGTTAGCTGGTAATTGCTCTTTAGGAGTGCGTTCATTGTAGATTTTTACTGCTAGCCTTGCTTGCTCAAGATTAGAAAATACTTGTACCGCCTCTCTTGAGGGAAGTAACATTTTCCTTAAAGTTTCCTTAGCCTTAGCAACGCTTAATTCTTCAAGTCGTGACACAGCAGATAATTCGCAATTTACTGATTCTATTGTACCATAACTTATAGAATTATTGATATTTTTGCTGTTTTTTTCGTAAGAAATTCTACCTTGACATAATGGTAGCATTAAGATATTTTGCATATATCCTCAATTTATGGATTGGTTATTGATAAAAGTAAGAATTGTTGAGTTCTCAGACTGTTAAATTCTTACGGCTTTATATAAGGTTCTTAAAACGTCTTAAGCTCGAACTTAAGGCGTTTTTTTATGCCTTATGAGATGAGTATAGAGGGGAAAAATAAGATTGTCAACTTCTTTTTTATTTATTTATGTATTTTTTTCTTATTTCTATCTGTTTAATATAGAATTGTAATAATTGATTTAATTTATTAGGTTTTAGAATAATACTATTTATTGTACCAGTTTTTCCTTTTGTTCTTTTTACTAATTCAATAAAACCATCCTGTTGAAAAGTACACAAAGCTTGATAAATCATTTCTCGAGATAATAAAGCTATTTTACTTAATTGCACGACG